TTGATTCGTCGTGCTATGCCTAAGCTTATTGCTTATGACATCGCAGGTGTTCAGCCTATGAATGGTCCTACTGGATTGATCTTCGCAATGAGATCACGCTACGTTAACCAGACAGGTAACGAGGCATTCTTCGATGAGCCAGACGCACAGTTCTCTGGTACTCAAGGTGGTACACCTCCAACAGCAACATCTGAAAAGAACCCAGGTCTTATCAACGATGCTACTGGTGGTGGTACAACAGAAGGTAACTATGACCTTGCTTCAAGCAAGTTTACATCTTCTGAACTTGAATCATTAGGAGAAGGTACTTCTACAGCGTTCATGGAAATGGCGTTTAGCATCGACAGAATTGCTGTTGAAGCTAAAGGTAGAGCACTAAGAGCAGACTACTCAGTTGAACTTGCTCAAGACTTGAAAGCAATCCACGGATTAGATGCCGAGTCTGAACTAGCAAACATTCTTTCTACTGAGATCCTTGCTGAAATCAACAGAGAAGTTGTACGTACTGTATACAGAGGTGCTAAGCCTGGTGCTCAGGTTAACACAGCAAATGCAGGTGTATTTGACTTAGACGTTGACTCAAATGGAAGATGGTCTGTTGAGAAATTCAAAGGTCTACTATTCCAGATCGAAAGAGATGCTAACGCAATCGCACTAGAGACTCGTAGAGGAAAGGGTAACGTAATCATCACTTCTAGTGATGTTGCTTCTGCTCTTGCTATGGCGGGTGTTCTAGACTACTCTTCAGGTATCAACCAAGCAGTTGGTGGACTTGGCGAGATTGATGACACAGGAAACACATTCGTTGGTACAATCAACGGAAGATTCAAAGTGTACATCGACCCTTACTCAGCAAACGTATCTGCTGACCAATACTACGTTGTTGGATACAAAGGTACTAACGCATACGACGCAGGATTATTCTACTGCCCATACGTTCCGCTACAAATGTACAGAGCGATTGGTCAGGATACATTCCAGCCACGTATCGGGTTTAAAACTCGTTACGGAATGGTTCTTAACCCATTCGCTAAGGGACTTACAGCACTTACAAACTCTGATCCACAGCATGCTACTAACATTGGTGCTAATGCTTACTACAGAAGAGTTAGAGTTGCTAACCTAATGTAATCCTGTATCAGGATATACTGAAATAACTTTACAAGGGGCGTTTCGCCCCTTTTTTTATGCTAAATTATAATACTATGAACGGTAGAGTGAACAAAGTAGCAATGACCGCGAAGGTGATGAGGATGAAGGATGGTCTTCATAGGCATCAGTGGTACCCTCATTGGGATGAGAATGAGAGAGCAGCAGCTCAGATGATCCTAAATAATGTATTAGATGTATTAGATGAGTATTGGGAATGACATCCTCAAACGCGATGTTTTCACCTGACAGTAAGAACTTTCTATCTCCAGTTGGGTTTAAGTTTCTTATAGAGAGGATACCTACGGTAGAATTTTTCTGTCAGACTGTAAACTTACCAGAAATAAGCATAGGTTCTAGACAACTAGAGACCAGAGTTAAAGCATATAACACACCAGGTGATAAGATGACCTTTGGTGATCTTAATCTAACGTTCTTGATTAACGAGAACATGGATAATTATTATGAAATATACAAATGGATGAAAGGTTTATCCAATCCAAAGGAGGAAGAAGAGTTTTTTAATTACCTTGCGGGTGTTAAGAAAGAGGTTGGTAGACAAGAACCCTTCCGAAAAGCAACTACAGATGCTAGACTATTAGTATTAGACAGTAACTTTAATACTATTACCACTACAGTATTCATGGATGTATTCCCTGTGTCACTCAGTGGTGTGAGGTTCTCAGCAGATCCTACTGACATTGACTACGTAACAGCAGATGTCACCTTCCAGTATACCCTATTAGAATTTGAGGATAACGACGGTAATAAAGTTTAATATATAATACAACAGGACATTTAGTATGAACCTTGAGATGATTGAGTCCATGTGGAAAGAGGACTCTAAACTTGATGATGAAAAATTAGATCATGACTCCCTTGCTATACCAAGGAAACATGCTAAATATCTTCAATTACTTAATCAAGTAACTATGCTCAGAGATGAGCATGAACTAAAACTTAAGTCACTTTACCGTGAACTCTGGGAATTTTATACTGGAAAGTCAACCAAGCCATTTCCTACTAAACTTCTAAAAACAGACATCTCTATCTACATAGATTCGGATGAAAAATACCAGAAGGCTGTGTTCAAGCTGAAGTATTATAACCAGATGATTGATACTCTTAAGAGTATACTAACGGCTGTGAACAATCAATCGTTTATGATTAAGAATGCGATTGAGTTTGCCAAAATGCTGAAGGGTTACGATGTCTGATGTCCTTATCAAGAAGAAGAACGAAGTATATCTCACACTAGATTGCCCACCCCACGTACAATATGAATTGGCAGACGAGTTCACCTTCGAGGTGCCTCAAGCAAAATTTATGTCTGCCTATAAAAAGAGGTATTGGGATGGAAAAATCAAATTATTCAGTCCAGCTACAGGTGAAATATATGCTGGCTTGCTACCTTACGTTACAACTTTTCTACAGGAGCACGGATACCCATACAAATTCGTCGACAACGATGTCTATGGACTTCCAGAAGAAGTGGATGACCTTGTTACACCCGCTGCTGTCGGGGCATTCGTTAAGGGACTACAGTTACCTCACAAAGTAAGGGACTATCAGTACCAAGCAATCTATGAAGCAATGAGGTTCAAGAGGAGACTCCTCCTGTCACCTACTGCGAGTGGTAAAAGTCTTATGATATATGCCCTCTGTAGATACTTTGGTAAGAAAGACCTTAAAACTCTTATTGTAGTGCCTACTACGTCCCTTGTAGAGCAAATGTATAAGGACTTTCGAGAGTATGGTTGGAACGCAAAGCACCATTGCCACAAAGTATATGGCGGGGCGACCCCATTTTCTGAGAAAGATGTTATAATAACTACATGGCAATCCATCTATAAGTTACCTAAGAAGTACTTCAATGAGTTCGGTGCTGTCATAGGAGACGAAGCACACCAGTTCAAAGCTAAATCTCTTACAGGTATCATGGGTAAATTACATGACTGTAAGTATAGAATAGGGTTTACTGGTACATTAGATGGGTTACAGACCAATAGACTGGTCTTAGAGGGTGTGTTTGGTACGTGTGCCAAGGTCACCAAGACTGAGAACCTTATCGAACAAGGACACCTGTCTGAATTTGAAATCAAAGTCCTCATGTTAAAGCATGAGTATCAAGAGTTTGATACCTACCAAGATGAGATGGAGTACCTATGCTCCCACGCGGGTCGCAATAGGTTCATACGTAACCTCGTATGTGATCTAGAAGGAAACACTCTAGTATTATTCAACTACGTAGAGAAACATGGCATGCCACTGTTTGAACTGATAAATAATAAAGTAGAGGATTCAAGACAAACCTTCCTGATCTATGGAGGAATAGACACAGAGGACAGGGAGAAGGCAAGACGCATTGCTGAGACTACAAGTGATTCAATTATTGTGGCATCCTATGGCACTTTTAGTACTGGTATTAATATTAGGAACTTACACAACGTTGTCTTTGCGTCGCCAAGCAAGTCGAGGATAAGGAATTTACAGTCTATAGGACGTGTACTCCGTAAAGGAGATAACAAAACCAAAGCTGTACTATATGATATAGCAGATGACATCTCAAAAGGAGGTCGTCGCAACTATACTCTCAATCATCTGATTGAACGTGTTAAAATATACAATGAAGAGTCATTCGATTATGAATTTATTGATGTCAACCTTAAAACAAAATAGATATGCCTGAAGAAGAATTCCTAGGAGCACTCAAAATAGTGACAGGTGAAGAAGTGCTGTCTAAAGTAACGTATGTCAACGACGAGAACGGAAACTATCTTGTTCTTGAGAACCCTATAGTAGTTGAAGAGGTTACTATGGACTCCAGAGTGGGTGCAAAAGTATCCCCTTGGATGAAATTCTCTAGAGAGAGGTCATTCATCGTACCGATGGATAGAGTTGTCACCTGTGTAGAGTGTGACATAGAGGTATCAATGTTCTATGAAATGTCTGTAGAAAAGATTGATCCTGATTATAATAAAAAGACCGCATCTAAGGAAGGTGACCTAGGTACGGTGGAAGAGTCTAGAGCAATTCTAGAGTCTATCTTTAAGAAGAAAAATAAATGGTCCTAATATGTCTCTGAACCTGCTACACAGTTAGTGTACACCTTTCAGAGCGTGTTGTCAAGCTTGACGTGGACATCGTAACATAGTATAC